TGCGATAGCTTGAACTTTTGGGTCTTCGTTTACAATACTATCACCAGGTGAAAGTACATGTCTATGAAATGTTCTTGCAATTTCAGTACCATCTTTTTCAATGATATTTGCAGTACGAACTTGAATAGAATTTGTTTGTATCAACTCTATTTTATCTACGATTTGTTTTTCTATTAATGCCATTTTATATTAATTTATATTAGAATGTTTGATATGTTACAGTACCTCTTAGTATTTTAGTACTTAAATTTGCATTTGTTGGGTCTGTATTATCTGCGTTTCTACGAACAGATAATGTAGATGTTGTATCAATTGCCATTAATGTTAAAACCATACTAGCATCTGTCCAATGTACCACACCACCCATATAATTATTTCCAGAATCAACTACATATGGCAATCCACCAATTATAGCCGCTGTAGCATCTGCAGTCGATGGATAATTCACTCTAAAATGTACAGTTACCTGTTTACCTATTTTTACATATCTACCAAATACAGTTGTAAATGTCAATCCAGCACCAGTTCCATCTGTAGGAGTCCATGTACCTACTTCATAATCATCTAATATTTCGGAAGTCACAGTTGAACCACTATTTGCAGTTGCCGAGAAGTCTATACCTTTACCATTTGCAAAAATAAGATTTCCTGTTTTAAGATTAACATCACCGCCACCTGTTATAGATACTCTTGTCAAAGTTGATGGTAAAGTTGTATGGTCATTGGATACCTGTAAATCTATTGTTCCCCATGCTTCATAGTTTGAAACAAATCTCCAGTTTCTAGCAGATGAGTTAGCCTGTGCTAATTGTGTAAAGTTTAAAGTTGGGTTATCATTACTTGAGTTGATTGAAATACCACTAGCTCCAGTTGAATTAACCGTCAATGAACCACTTATATTTTGATTACCATAGAATGTATTTGCCGATGCCGTTTCAGCGAACTTATAATAGTTTGTTATTTGTTGTGAAGATGATACAATTGCTGCTCCTTTTAATGATGCCGTATATGCTTCAATACCACTTACCTCACTTTGTATAGAACCAGTAAATGTATTTAGTGATGCCGTTGCCTGTAATATTGGAAGTAATTGTGCATCAGTTGCGTATGTTGAATCTAAAGCTGCAGTAAATGCCATTAAACCATTTGTAATTCCTATAAGAGAACCCGTAGTTAAGTTTATGGATGCCGTTGCTTGATATAATTCTAATAATTGCGTATCAGTTGCATATGTACTATCCAATGCTGCCGTAAATGCCATTAAACCATTTGTAATTCCTATAAGAGAACCCGTAGTTAAGTTTATGGATGCCGTTGCCTGTAATATTGGAAGTAATTGTGCATCAGTTGCATATGTACTATCCAACCCAGCAGTAAATGCCATCAAGCCATTTGTAATTCCTATTAATGAACCACTAAGTATTTCTAAAGAACGAGTAGCTTGATATAATTGTAATAATTGTGCATCAGTTGCATATGTACTATCTAATGCAGCAGTAAATGCCATTAATCCGTTTGTAATACCAATCAGCGAACCACTAAATGTATTTAAAGATGCAGTTGCTTGGTATACTGGTAATAATTGTGAATCCGATGCGTATATAGAATCTAAACTAGAAGTCCATGCTTCAATACCGTCAATTTCAGCTCTTATACCACTTCTCCAAGTTTGGTTGGATGCCGTATAAGCCATCAATCCGTTTGTAATACCAATCATAGAACCGCTCAATATTTCTAATGAACGAGTAGCTTGTAATATTGGAAGTAATTGTGCATCAGATGCGTATATAGAATCTATACTAGAAGTCCATGCTTCAATACCATCGATTTCAGCTCTTATACCACTTCTCCAAGTTTGATTAGATGCGGTATATGCCATTAAACCATTTGTAATATCTATCATAGACCCACTAAGTAATTCTAATGAGCGAGTAGCTTGTAATATTGGAAGTAATTGTGCATCGGTTGCAAATGTATTATCCAACGATGCAGTCCAAGCCATTAAACCATTTGTAATACCAAATAAAGAGCCAGTTGCTGTATATAAGTTTGAATTCAATGCAAATACATCATAATTTTGTATTTGTGTTGATGATGATACAATTAGTTTTGATTTTAACGATGAAGTATATGCTTCAATACCATTAATTTCATTTCTAATAGAACTACTGAAATTATTTAATTGAGATAATTCAAGTACACTACCATTTAATATAATTGTACCTGTAATTGTATGTGTATCATCTATTGAATCACCAAATTCAGTTGAACCACTTTTAAATTGAACAGAAGATGATACATAAGTTACATTGAATTGTTGTGCGGTAATCATTCCCAACACATTTACATTCTGCCCACTTACTTCAATTGCACCTTTAAGAGATGCAGTATAACTTCCTAAACCAATTGTATCTTGTGATGTTGTATTAGATGAATTTGCTACCGAAGAACTAAATGTACTCCAACCAGTTATAGATTCTAAATTAGTTAAATTTCCTTTGGTTATTTTTTTTAACGCATTGCTACTATCGGAATCAAGTAAAGGTAGTAAATCGTTATTCGAAATACTACCCTTTGAATTTAATGATTCTAAGTAATCTTTTAATTTTATCGAAGCCATATTTGATTAAGAGTTTTAAAAATTTATTAAAACGATAGTTTAACTTTTATAAGAACTTCCTTATCAAATGATTTGTTTATTGGTTGTGATGTTTTAGCTACTGCGATTAATTCGTTTGAATCGTTTAATAGACCAACAGTTGTTATATAAGTTTGTGGGTCAGTTTCAAATGTAGATTCTGCGAAAAATCCGTTTGCATCTAAATAAGTAGGGTTGTTAGAGTAATTAAACTCTCTATTTGTTGCTCTTACAAAGAAATGTTGTGTTGATACATTTTCAGTTCTTCTTGCTTCAAAATCACCAGCACCACTTATAGCAGATATTAATCTTTTATGATTATATTGTTCAGCTGCGGTAGATATACTACCACTTAAATTAACAGCAACACCATTAACAGTAACATTACCAACTAATTGACCAATTGCTATTGGATTCAATATAATTATACCTCTATCTGGGTAGAATTTTCCATACCCAAGACCATTTGTTGGGTTTGTTGTATTTTCAACAGTTGCATCTAATTGAGTACCTAAATTCAATGCTCCACTTACCACATTAAATACTCTACCAGATTTACCTAAATTATCTCCAAACTTTTTACCACTATCATCAATAAAATTAAAAGTACCATTAGTACCTTTAAGTCTTAATTGCCAGTTACCAGCATCCATAGATTCTCTATAACGAGCTCTAGCTATATTGATTGCGTAAATTGAATCAGAATCAGTTGTTGTTCCAGTTGAATTATCAAATGAGAATTTAGTATCTGTTGGCTCTAATAACATTGATTTATATTGAGCGTAAGTTCCTTTTGTTGCCAATAGTGAATTATCATTCAAATCTAATGTCATTGAACCATTTCCAGTGTAGTTACCATATGCTACAGCGAATTGAACATCAGCTGAAGAATTTGATTGTGGATTTGTTTCATATACATTTAAATAATATTGTCCGCTATTTGCAGAGTCATTTGTTGATGATGTAAAGAACGAAGTAAGTGAACCACTATCTCCACTCCATAGACCTGTTGTTACCACTTCTACTTTTGCATTAACCTTATCAAAATCACCAAATCTTTTATAAACTCCAGTAGTTACACCACCAGTGTTTGTAGAAATTTGTTGGCCTGTTGGTAATACAGAGTTTAAAAGTGATACTATTTGGTTCGTATCAACTTGTCCAGAATTAGCCAATGCTGATATCTGGGATGTTATATTTGGGTCGTTAATTAATGCCATTTCTTATCCTTTTTTATGCTTTATATGTTACTGTTACAGGAATAGTTTGAGAACCACCAGTTTCGTTACCATATACCGTGATAGTTGTTTTAACATCTCCCGTTAAGTTTGGATTTGGTGTGAATCTAAATTCTAATCCACTCACAACTTGTGCAGTTGTTGTTATTTCTTCTCCTAAGAACACAGGAACACTACCAGTTGCAGTTGCTCCTTTTGTTACTGTTAATGTACCAGCTCTTTGGTCTGCTAATACAACAGTGTATCCAGCATTTGAGTTTCCAGCAGGAGATGTAGTTGGAGTCATACCAACACCACCTTCACTTTGGTAAACACCAATTGCACCTATACCTAAAGAAACAAATGGTATTTTTGTTGTACCCTTTGGTAAAGTTACTAATTTATATCTTAGTACTTGAGTTTCATCAGGCGATGCTTCCGTAATAGGAATTGCTCTGATTGCCGAATCATAATAAGCCGAACCCTTTGGGTGTGCAGGCTCATATAATGTATAATCAATCTCATCATCCCCCAAAGCGAACTTTGTAATGTTAAGAGATTGACCCGATGCTAATTTTTGTCTTCCTTTTTTGGTAAGAACTGCATCTACAGTAATTTCTGTGTTATCTAAATATGCCATTTGATATTGTTTTATTCTATTTCTTAAAATAAATATAACTAATTAATATTTTCAATCTAATCAACTTCAAGAATTGGTTCACCTGAGCCTCTACCTGTCTTAGCCACTCTAAGAATGTTAGGATTAGTTGTAAATGTTTCCACTGGGTCTAATCCATCTGGAGTTGTTGCTGTGGTTTGTATCGAACCTTGCCAAAAAGAACGTTTCAAACCTTCAGCTAAATTGTTTTTGAATATATAGTGAGTTGGGAAATATCCATTTAATTTAGAAGCCTCCACAATATTACCACCAGTACTAACACTATCCCCCATAGGAACTATTGATACTTTATATTCGAAACTAGTAACAGGAATATCTGCATATCTAACCTGGTCACCTGGATTTGCACCATTTGTTGGCCATCCAGATATTTGCGTACTAACTTTCTTAACAGATTGATTTTTAGTTAAAAATACATTTTGTATGCTTGATGTTGTGTTTCCAAAAATTTCATCATATTTTGTTATCTTAGATTCACCACCGATTGCAAATAATCCAAATCCTAAATTAGATAAAGAATTTTTATCCATTCCAATTTGTTGTAGTTTAAATGAATCTACCTCACCAACTAAACTTTCACCATTTGGAATAGTAAGTTCAATATTATACATAGGAGCAGTTGCTTCTATATTACTTGAGTATTGTATTAACGTATCATAGAAAGGCGCAAATCCCTCCAACACAGTACCATTTTCTACATTTAGAGATGCTTCAAAGTTATTCCAATCATATGATAATGTAACAACATCAGTTGCATCTATAAAAGCTTCTTTACTTTCATATGATGATTCAATAGTAGTATTATCATCTATATTTATAAATGTTTCATAATCATTTCTTTCAGATTGTATAGGATTCCATCTAGTTTTACTTCTTTCCAAATAATGTGGTTCTATTAATAAACCTTTGGAAACTTTTGCTCTAGCAGGTGCCAAATCAGCAAGTACATCAAATAATGATTTATCTATACATCTTACTAATTGTATATATTCATTTATATTTCTATCAAGTCTTTCAAAATAGTAATGTCTTAATTCACCAAGTTCTCTATATTCATCTTTATATTCATCTCCATAATCTCCAATATAATTATCAATATTAAAATCGCCAAATGCTTTTAGGATATCCATATTCAACTCCTTAATTGGTGAGAAGAATAATCCTAAACGATTTGAATCTATTGGAGCTCTATCAAATGCTTTTTTAGTTGCCCTAGCTTTATATGAAAGGTCACCAACTAAAGATGATGATTCAAAACGAATTTTGTTACCATATGAAAACCCTAAAGATGGAACGTTTGCAGTTACAGTTCTATCATATGGAGTATATTGATACGGATATGTTGATGCTGAATAGAAATTTTGTGCATATGCAAATTGCTCACCATATTCTGTATTTATAGAAACGTTTTTAATATTATTATCATTCGTTCTATCCTTTGGGTATTCAAAATCTAAACGGAATAATAAATCCGATGTAGATGCTGTATATGAATTACCATTTATTGCGTCTGGGAATAATGTGTGATTATCAAATTTGCTTCTTTGTAATGGAACGTTCCATAAGCGGAACTCATCCATATTACCAACATATCCCTCACCACCTGCTAATAAGAAAGAACCACTCTCCCATTCGGTATCAGGTGCAAATATAGACATACTAACCGAAGTTATTATTCTTTGTCCATCGGATGTACCCAACCAAACTTCATACATTATATCACCAGAATAATCATGTCTATTTATAACAACGTTTGAATAATACTCTGTTGATATTGGGAAATCTAAACTTCCACTTTTTAAATCAGGTCCATAAACATATGTTATTGAACTTGTTACATAAGTTGTATATACTGCCGGCGAACCACTTAAGAATGGTTCTGCGAAATAAGTACTTGTTGATGAATCTGCTCCAAAATTTAATTCTAATTTACCAAATGAACCAGTTGTTTTTATCAAATCAAGTTTAAAACCACTTCCAGAAATTAAAGTTGCAGTTGATGCTACTTCAGTTGGTTTAATTCTAAATTCTATACAATTTGGATTTTCTCCAGTAGATGGAGTAACATGCCAAGGTATTTTAACACTTGAATTTGCATCCAATAAAATTGCAGCTGTTCTATCATCAAATGTAAATTGTGAAACTGCGTCTGTTGTTGGGTCTTGTGGACCTCCAAATTCCATTATTGTCAACATAGATTGTGGTACACCATAACAAGCCATAATAGCTTTCATAGCTCTACCAGTTCCCTTATGCTTTAATAGATATGGTAAGTTGTTTAGGATTCTTCTCCAAACTTCATCGTTTGCAGCAGATAAACTCATTCCATATTTTTGAGTACCATCTTTATTAGTACCAAATGCATATTCCCACAAAAATTGAGAATCAAATGCTCTCTTACCTTGCCATCCCATTGATTCGAGCATATGATAAATCATTTGATTCAATATACCACTATCCGATTTATGTTCAAGAAGTTTATTTTGTTTTAATCCATTTATGTACATCCATATAGAATCAAAATGATGACCTATCATATCCAAAAATGTTATGAAATCATCATTTTCAGAATCATCTCTAAGATATTCAGGTAAGTTATTTGCTAAATAGTTTGGATTTTCTTTATCGTATGTACCAGCATCTGCTACAATTGCATTATACCAAGCTGTTACTAAATTGTTATTTGATGCAAGCGGTACACCTCCTACTTTTGGATATGCTAAATCGGATAAATCATTATATAAGAAATGTTCAAATCCATCAAATCCATTTTTAACTGAATTTATATAGTCTAATGTTCTTATTGTATCTGTTGATACTGCGTATGAACTTGATGCCGAATTCAGTATTAAATTATCATATGTATATTGGTAGTTTTCTATTAACTCTACTTTATATAAAAAGTTATTAACTTTTTCTTCAGCTGAACTAAAGTTTACAAAGTTAGAGAACATATATTCAGAACCACTAACATATTGTATATTTATATTAGTAGTATCGATACCAATCTTTTCTGTATATTTTTTTATTAAATTTGCTGAAGTTTCTGTATTGTTTGAAACTAAATCCTCAAATACTCTATATCCTAATCCGTTTTCACTTTCAATAGAAAAATTAGGCCCTTTTAACGGTGTACAATACTCATTCAGTTGCCCAACTAAAGTTGAAACTTCTACAATTGGACTTGATTGTAATTTGGAAATCCAAACTAATTGATTTGGTTGTACTGATGTGGGTATTGGTTCATACAATTTTGCTACAATAGAACCCTCACTACCTGTCCAAGTAGTTATTACTTTATTATCACCACCGCCAAAATGTAAAAGATGTGTAAGATATTTAGATGAATCATCTTCTACTTGTATCGAATCTATTTGTGTTCTAAAAGCTTCAGCTAATCTATTAAGAGCAACTATTCTTGGAATTGTAAGTTTTCCTTTATTAAACTTTATAGTTATTATTTCTTCCTTACCAACAACAGCCTCTTTACCGCTTATATTATACGGAACTAATTTTAATTGAAACGATATTATTCCTTCGTTTTCGGAATATTTGTTATTACCTAATTCTAATACTTTTTTTACATTTAAACTATGTTCGCCTAATGCAGCTACTTGGTAATATCCAGTTCCACTATATATTCTTACATAATCAGTACTTACAGATTCCCAAGATATTGTGAAATCTACATCAGTACCAATATAATCGGGTCCTCTTAATTCGGATGGATACCTTATGTTTGTTAAATCGGGAACACCAACATAAACATCATCAACTACATTATAGTTTAAATTAATAGAATCACCATCACCTTCATCATTCGATGGTACTAATATTATTTTATAGATTCCAATTTTAGAAAAAGCCGCGGCTGGAATAATAATACCAGATGAAAGATTTTGTCTTCTGCCCAATAAACTATTGATTGCGTTTTGAGCAAAATCCCTAAATTCAAATTTTTGATTATTTACATATGCGGTTACCTTTTCTAAATTACCAGAATAGTTAATCCCAATTGGAACATCTGCTTTAGAATTTATATTATAGATTCTATCAATCTCAGTATTATTTAAAGTAATTGTAGGAGTTGCTTTAAATGTTACTTTTACAATATCCGTTAATATTACAATATTATAATCAGAATCTAATTTTATAGTAGCTGATAGAGTTTCTAAATTGGTTGGGTCTGAACTATTTGCTTCTAAAGTTTCGCTTATTCTATTTGATGCAGATGTATCAATTTTTATAACTCTAAATTGACTTGCATCTGCGGTTGATATTGTAAACAAATCGTCTAATATACCTGTTATTGTATTAAGACCTCCTTTTAAAGTTATTTTCTCAGATTGATTTTTTATAAAAATAACTCTATCATCCGAATCACAAGTAACTGTTATTTTGTATTCTTGTGGAGTTGGGTCTGGTGTTGCTACTTTTTTATTTAAAATAAACTCAATGTTTTTTATTTCATCAAATTCATCATAATCAAATGTCTGAGCTACTCCATTTTCATATTTAGCTACTCTAAATTTATAAGGATGAACGTTACCATATACAACTTGATTTGATGAAAAATCAATCAAACCATTGTAATTGGTTTGGTTCATATTACCAGACATCCCACCCATAAACATGGATGAGAATGCGTTTGTATTAAAATTTAAAGAACTATAAACAGGTTGATATTCATTATTATTTACTACATTAATTACATATTCACAATTTGATTCAAATCCTTCTTTTTGTAATGTTATTCTTTTTGCCCCATTCTGCTGAAGTATTGTATCACTTAAAAAATTTGTTATTTTTTGAGGCGTTACTTTGTATGTGTTTTCCCCATTTATAAAAATACTAGCTCCAGCTTCATTAGACGTTATATATAATAAATTAGATAAATCAGCGTTTATTGTACCAGATGAACCAGGTATTATCGGTGGGAACGTAGCACTGCTACCACCACCACCGCCGCCCGGAGATGGTACAACAAGTCCCATTCCATTACCACCAAATTCAATTCCATTGAATCCGTTATTAATGTTGTCAACGGCACCTACTATACCACCATCAAAAGCCATATCATCTAATGCCCTCATATTATTGTAAATTTTCTCTTTGATTCATATCTCTTTCAAAAACTTGCTCTCTACCATAACCTCCACCTCTTTCAAAGTAATCGGAACTACCTCCTCCACCGCCTCCGCCACCACCAGTATATGGTGGGTGGTAAATTGGTTCTGGTGCTGGTTCTACATTTGGTGGTGGTGGCGATGGGTCTTCTTTTTTAATTTCCAACGCCAACTTAATATCCGCATCTTTTTGATTCACTTTAACTCTCTGAACCTTTTTTATTTCAGGATTAGTAGTATCAATTTGAGTATCGGATTTTGTTCTTTGTAACACCTGCCCAACTATATCTTTACTTTCATCAATTGCCGTATCGGATGATACGTTACCAACAACATCAGGAGTAAGTAAATAAAAATCAATTGCTCTTATAATTAAATTAAAGCACATATCTTTTATTTTACTTTTAGATAATTCTAATTTAGGTTTATTTTCTTTTGGTTTTCCATAATTTAAATCACGTAAATCGGATATTCTATTTGTAAATTCATATAAAGCGGATTGCATAAATTTATTATGAATATCTGTTGTAAATGATTCAAATGTTTTAATTTTAAACTCTGCTCTCATTTTATCAAACCACTCAGAACCATATTTTGATTTTATAAAAGATGATATTATAGATGGATTTATTTTTTCTATAAAATTAATAGCATATGCAATAGTATCTTCTCTAAACTCCCCATCATTTAAAAATATACCATATCTTTCAAACAATTCTGTATTTATGGTTTCTTTTCTTTTTAATGGTAATAATCTAACCTCAGTTCTTGATGGTGATATTTCGGATATCCAAAGTTTGTCATATTTGGAATCACTACCCACTCTTTTATTTATAAGAGTTATTTGTGTTTTAAATATACCATTATCATACCCAGCTTCTTTAATTAATCTCTCAATATCTATAAAATATTCATTTGGAAAATAAAAAGCTTGAAATAAAGTTCCTTCAGCTATTAAAAAATAATCACCTATATTTTGAGTAGTAAGTGGTATATATCTAGCCATACCATAATTAGATTGTGGTAGTTGGTTATCGTTAGCATCGTATAATACAAATTCAATTGCATCAGAATCACTAAGTCCAAAAAAAGACTGAAGGTCTTCTCTTTCAAAGATTTCTCTATCTTTTGAATCTATTCGATAACCTTTCGAATCAACTACTTCTTTAAAAAATCGTATAGCCATATTTGTTATAATCTATAATTACTTACTCTACACAAAAAGTCTTTAGTTTCATCTGCTTTCCCTGCTGATTTAATTACAATCTTAAGAGTAGTTTCATACTCATTGTATTTTTGTGCAATTGTACCAATCCAAGTTCGCCAACCACCATCCATTTTTGTATTTAATTTAACAGATGGTTTAATATCAAACTTTTGTGTTTTTCCTTTACCAATAGTTGCTTTATTAGAAGGAGTCCAATCAAATACACCTGTACTATCTGTTATTTCAACAGTAATATCAGATGCTACTGCAAATATTTCTATAAACTTACTTGCTGCTCCTTTATACCCACCATCTTTAAAAGTACCATGGTCATTATCCAATCCAATGAAATATGTCTTATCGCCAATTTTATTATCAGTCAATGGTGATTTTTCAAATTTAATAGTTGCCAAATCTCCACTTGAAATTGCACCAGCTTCTATTTTAGATTTTTTACCAAAAAGTTCTTCTCTTAGTAAATCGTTTTGTTCTTTTAAAGATTGATTTCTAGCAAATAAAGAAACCCTTTGAATTGCTTCCGAAGTTGCTTTTTGAATTGCGTTTTGTAAATCAACAATTGTAGTTTGTACTTTAGAAGTAGTAGATGTAGTTTGGTTTTGAGAAGCTGCTGCAAGTAAAGATTGGTTATCCACATCAACTCTTAAACTTTGCGATACTATTTCAAGTTGTTTTACTTTTCCACTTAAATCTAAAATTTCAACATTAAGTACTTGTATTTCATTTGTCAAATCTATAACAGATTGAGTTACAACATTATAAACAGAACGAAGTACAGTATCAGGTAAATCAGGTAATTTTATTGGTATTAATTCTATTATCGTAGTATCAATTGATTTTAATAACTCCTCATTATCATATTTTGGTTTTACTAACTTTGCAGAAGTGACACCATCCTTTATATCAACTTGTTCAAATAAATTAATACCATTGCTGCCTTTTGATATGATTCCAGAAGAACCACTTATCATAAGTTTACCAATTAACTCCTCGTTTTGTAATCCTGTTTTTATCATATATTAACTTACTACACTAAATGTTATACCATCATCAAAATATTCAATAGCTCCATTGACATCAATTTTAAATTCAAGTTTGTACAATCTATTAATTTCCCAATTCATTAAATCTAATATAATATAATTTCCAGATGTATCGCAATTAACTTTTGAATATTCTGAAAACGGAATTATTATATCATCTGAATTAAAATCTCTGATTTGATAGTACGTTGTTTTCGGTAAATATTTAGTATTACCAGATTGTAATGTATTACTAAAAGTTTTAAGTGGATATAACTCTCTACCAAATATTTTAATTTTTGGTTTAGACCCAACAGCGTATTCTTTTTTGAAATTGGATACTCCTACTTTAATATTATCTGCTATTAATTCTGTCAAAGAACCAGTTACAAAATATTGGTCATCCCACCCTAATCTTATTTTAGGTTGATATATTGTATGAGTTTCTTTTGAAAACAATCTTACAATTCCGTATTCCTTTGTATTATTTTCAAATTCAGCTGATAACTTTAGAAGAATTCCATCATTTTTAATTGAACCAGAAACCCAAGCTTTTAAAAAGCCACTAACATTCATCGATATATCCGCCTTACTATATGAAAAGTTTTGACTTGATGAATAGTTAGAATACCATATACCACCATACCCTTGATAAGACCCAGTTGAGTTTGGAGCAAAATTAGGTAAAATACCATCTGTGGTAGTATCACCTAACCAATTTACTTTAGTATCACCTTCTCTATATCTCCAAGTTACACCGGCCGTTGATAAATCATCAAAACGAGTTCCAATTCCCATTTCCCAACTTTGCGATATTGGGTATGCATATATTGTATATTCTAATGGTAATTCTTCACTTCTAGTTTCTTTCATCACTAAAGTAGCATCACCTATATCGGTTTTACCATCTGCAATAGATTTTGAAAGATATGATATGTCAAATTGTATCAAAGCTCTTGACACATCTTTTACACTCCCATAATAAACTTTACTAACTTCTAATACTTGGTCTAAACCAGTATTTTGATTTGGTTGTTGTAAATAAACCGATGCATCTTTTGATGCTGTAATGAATTGATACATATTATTTTACCCTCCCTCTTATATCCGAATCCGGAAATTTAATTTCAAAAACCGAAGGGTCTAAAGATGGATATACAATCTTACCTTTAGTTGCCGCTGCTATATTGTATGAATTGTTTGCATACTGTCCACCACATTTGTTTGTTATTTCAAACATAGGAACAGAAGCAACACCCTCTACATTTGATATTAATAATTCAACTTCGCTTAAATTAATAGTTTGGTTGAATGTTAAATTATCCATAGAAAAATATTTCTTTAGTTCCGTTATACAATTGGTAAGTACTTCACTCTTATTATAATTTTTATAAGTTGATATTTCAAAATCCAAACCAATATTAATTATAAAACCATCGCTTATATTTACACCATCAGTAAGAATCTTATACTCATTTAAATAAGTTTTAAGATTTTCTTTTACTGCTCTATTAATATTTGTAAGATTACCATTAATATCATAACCTAACAAATACAAGTTAATTGCAAATGGATTATTTTTTTCATTATCGTTTGAAGTTTTTCCAACTAAAAAATTTCTTATTTCACTTTGTACAGTTTGTTGATTTGGTTCTTCTGTATCTGGTTTGTTTATAAAACTCATAACCAAATCGGTAAATTCTTGCAAATGATTTGGAGATGCCAATATAGATGATGGTGAATTATTATCCAATGTACCATCTGCGGTTGCATATGCTTTAGCTATACCACCATATTTTGATGGCATTGATAATACTCTTACTTGATAATCTTTTGCAGTTACTGCTCTATTCTGAGAACCAAAGTTTGCTAATGCATTTTGTCTAATTTCTTCTATTGTTTCACCACTTCTACCACCAACTGCCGGTACTTCATTATCAACTGCAACAGATGATAAAATTGAATTGTATATAGCTTGTTCAGCTGCAGTTAGAATAGATACATCATTATCAAATTCAATTGTATCAATTCTTATTAATGTATTTGTTTGAACATTTGATTCAATACCACCACCAATTAAATACTTTACAGTAATTTCAGTATTTGCTGGGGATGTTCCGTATGTTTTTGTTTTTAAAAAGTTTGTTGGGTCAAATGATTCTTCCAATCTACTAATAGAGTTTGGTAATCCCAATCCAACATTTTTAAGGTTTGGAATCAATTGCTCATCTGATGCAGATGGGTCTCCAGCTCCAAATTGAATAGTAGTTGTACTATCTTGATTTATTTTAGTTACAAATCTTTTTGGAGTTTTAATTGTTTTTAAAATGTAAGGTACAGTTGATTTAAATTGATATAAATCAGGGTCATTAGCTTCAGTATTAGGATGGTCAATAAAAACCATTTCTTGTGCTAAATATGGAACTTCATACCATTTATTTCCGTTTGAATCTCTAACGTCAACTATTTGTATTACATTTGTTTCTTGTAAATCTATCTTTTGAAAGTCTGTATAACTTCCGAATGTAAAAGTTTCTTCTACTACAGTTGCTGATATTACTTGTACATATTTTTTTACTAAATATAATGTTGGTTCTCCTGTAATTCCATCATTTTGATAAACCATAACTTCTCTATCTGTGCTATCAGAGAAATCAACAATGTCTGTTGTTCTAAACATTACATTTTCCAAAGTTGGTCTGATTTGCATACCTTCCTTTATCCTTAGATAAAATTTTTCATCAGGTTTATTATTTTCACCACTTCCTATTGCTGGTACAAGTTGGTAAACAGAAAGAGTTGCTACTGCAGGGCTTGTTACTTTTGGTTTATATCCAAGATATTGAGATAATGCCAATACGTTATTTATATCCTCTGCATATACCATCATAGATTCTTTCATAGTATCATCTATGTAATATGAAAGAACGTCACCAATATAAGATGCCATTTCGATAAACATCATACCAGGCGATGTTTCATTAAAATCCGAATATGTTTTGGGGAAATATGTTTTAGCAAATTCTATTAAGCCATTACGAAATCCTACAAAATCTTTATTAAGATATTTTATATCCTTTCCTTTGTTTTTAAATATTTTATTTGTAGTTTGTATTGCCATTTTTAATTTTATTATGCACCAACATTAAAAGTTACGCTATCTAATTGAGGGTTTCCATTAGATGTAAAAGATAAAGATATATTTACTGTATTAGTATCTTTAAGTCTATCATTTATATCCACAACTATTTCCTCTATATTAACATAAGGTAACCATTTATCCATAGTAGATGTTATTGCATCTTCTATTTGAATTTTAGTATCATCATCAATTTGTTCAAATAATATTTCATCAAGACCACTACCAAATTCAGGTTGCATTAACCTTTCTCCTTTTTTTGTTTGTAGTAAATTTTTTATATTTGAACGAAGTTGTTCTTTTGTTGTAAATGTTTGATTAAAAGCTGTATTAGTAATTTGAATTGGCAAAGAAATACCTATGGCATAATCATTATATGTCGTTGTATCTTTTACTAATTTATTTCCTAATATTATTGCCATTATTTCTTTTTAAATCTTTTTACAAGTTCAGAGTAATCTCTATTCAATGCTTTATCCAATTCAGGCACTCCAGTTTGAACACCCAATCCAGTTGGTTGAGGTCCTCTAGCTAAATCACCATATCCCATCTTTTCAGCTACTGCCGTTCTACCTACAACAGAACCCATATCACCTTGTCCAAAATTCATTGTTCTAAATCCACCATCGCCTTGTGGTATTCCACCTCTGGTTTCATTTAATATTTGGTTAATCATTGGGTTTTTGCTATATTGCTTTGTTGGCGCTGTTTTGGTTTGAACCGATTCTTGTATTGGTTCTTCTTCCAAAATAGCCTTAGCCATTGAAATACCCTTTGATTGTGGTTTTGGTGCTACTTTTGTTTCAGATAGCATTTTTTTCATTTCAGCCTTCACTCCTTCCTTAATTAAAGCAGGTAATTGCTCTTTAAGCTCCTCTTTAATAAGAATTTGAATGGCTTCCAATAGTTTATCCATGTCCATAATATTCTATTCTTTGTTTGTTATGTTTATAAATATTTAAATAAAGTATTTTTGAGATTTTCTAAACTGGGGCAATAACGTAGAATCCCCAATACTCCCAATGCCACATTTCATCAACACCACCACCATCTGCTAATCTAGCTGGATTATACCAACCATATTTAGGTCCATTATTAGATAACCACCTATATAAAGATGATTTTTCTCTACCTGCTTTATTGATAGCGGGATTACCACTACCTCCAACTTGTTGATATAATTCTGAAAAATCAAGTGCAACTCCCCAACCATGTGGAGATTTACCAGGTGCAGCAACAGTTGGTCTTGGTTTACCACCTTGGATGCTAAGTTGGTGTGCAACACTTCTATATGCAGATGAAACAGTCCATTGAACCTTAGCATCTAATGCTGCTTTTTTTAATTTAAAATATTGTTGAGCTGCCTCTGGGTGTAATAAATACTTACCACCATATTCTGCACGACCACCACCTGCAATTGCAGTCATTGCTGTAATTGGAATATATCCGTTAGTATATTGTCCACGAAAAATAGGTGGTGCTACAACTGCAGTTGCTCCAACTTTACCATGTATTACAGGCGGCGGTCCTAAATCACCTGCGGGGAATGTTCCCAATGCACCTGCTGCTCCAGGTTGTTGCCCAAATCTAAAAGGTTGTGTTTTTGTTTTAAATTTTTCTTTTTTTGGTGGGAAATCCCCCGGATCATCCACTGATTCAACAGGAGGTTTTTGTGCAAGTAAGTCCTCATCAACAATAACCTCTCTACTTAAAGTTATTTGTTCTTCTTTTGGTGGTATTGTCTCATCTGCTTCTGTTATAACATTATTTCTTTCATCGTGTTCTTTTGCATCTCTACCATCAACAGGTGGTGCATCATCCCCAGTTTCCTCAGTAGCATCTTCTTCGTCCGAATTGAGTGATTGTTGAGGGCCATCTACAGTATAACCAGTCCATTGAACTACACCCGGTGATGGAGTTCCCAATGGTGGATATAATGAAACTGTATTTACTATACCAGATACAGTTGCCAAATGAGATTGTGCATACTGAATAAAATCATTTACAATTAATTCGGGATTATTTGTTGGTTGTAATGCTGACATAGTTATTATAATTTGTGTCCATATAATTGGAAAAATTTAGCAGGAATTGCGGAATGGTTTAGTGAAACTTTTACAGCGTTTGCTCCCAAATATCCAGCTGCTGTTACTTGTCTTTCACCTATTGCTTTATATTTATTATTCCAGTTTCCATTATTATAATACATAACAACACCGCTCCAATTTGCCGCCGATACACTTGCCGAAGCAACTGCTTTTTCACTTGTAGATGGGTCTATTAAACCAGTAAATTTATATTTTCCAGCATGCGGCCAAGTTTGATTACCTCCTGCAGAAAACCCACTTACCGAATTTACAGTTATTCCTTTAAATTTAACCAATATAGTTTCCAATGGTATTGTATATGGTGCTATTATAATTTTTTTAGAATTTTTAAGTTCTTGTGGAATTTGCTGAGCCATCCAACTTGGTGTTGCAAAATCAATACCACCCCATATAATAGCAGTTGGTAAGTTTTTATCAATATTAAATGTTACATAATCGCCTGTACTTGTTTCCGTTGATGATTTTGGTGGGTTTACTGCCCAATGTCCCCAATATTCCCAATGCCACATCTCATCAACTGTTCCAGCATTATCTGCTAATCTATATGGATTATACCACCCAAATTGAGGTGCGTTATTTGATAACCATCTATATAAGGCTGAACGTTCCCTACCTGCTTTATTAATTGCAGGACTTCCACTACCTCCAACTTCTGCATATAATTCTGCAAAATCAATAGCCCCGCCCCAACCATGCGGTGAACTACCTGCACTGGCCACAGTAGCTCTTTTTTTATCACCTATCAATTCCGTCTGATGTGCAAAGTCTCTATAAGCTGATGATATAGTCCATCGAATACCCGCTGCTAGTGCTGCAGTTTTTAATTTAAAATATTGACTAGCTGCTTCTGGGTGTAGTAACATCCAACCCGCAGTTCCGTTGTAAGTGTACCTAGGACGACTTCCTTTTTCAATACCAACTAAAGCCGTTAAAGGAATATATGCATTTTTATAGTTTTTTCTAAAATCATCTGCACCTGGATATGCAGTTGCGCCTATACTACCATATACTTTTGGAGCCGGTCCCAAATTACCGGGGGGATATGCTCCGGGAGGAGTACCAGTTGCACCAAATCTAAAAGGTTGTGATTTTGTTTTAAATTTTTCTTTTTTTGGTGGGAAGTCACCGGGGTCATCAACAGCTTCAACAGGTGGTTTTTGTGCAAGTAAGTCCTCATCATCAACAATAACTTCTCTAGTTAAAGTTATTTCTTCTGATTTCGATTCTACCGATTCGCCTGCTTCAATTATAACATCATTTCTTTCTTCATATTGTTCTTTTTCCCTACCTTCGATAACTGGAGTATCGTCCGCATTACCAGCTTCATCTGTTTCAACTTCATCCGAACCTGCTTTTGATATGGATGTTTGCCATTGCCCCACATTTGTAACAACATTGGTTGTAACAGATACATTTTGAGTTGAACCAACTGCTGGTATTTTTGGTATTGGATATTGATTTAATGTTGCGCCTGCCCAATATGCTTTAACACCCTCACCCATTTGCCCAACTAAATCATATGGTTCTTTTGATGTAAGGCCTTTTTCTAAAGCTGCCTTAAACATTTGTTTCATAATATCAACATTACCACGCATCAACGCAACATTGTTTATGGTATCATGTCCTCTTTTTATAGCAGCATCGTATTCTGTTGCATATAAATTAGCCACAGTATCCGTATCGGGTATACCATCTGGATTATTAGCTACTCTTAATATATTTTGTTTAAATATCTCCCAAGACATTATGCTGTTTGATTTAATTCACTTAATATAGTTTTCAATTGTGATTTGATGGAATTAAATGCGGGAACATTTTCAGGTCCTATCTTAGATGGACCCGATGGAGTTAAATAATTTTGCTTTACTATTTCATCTATTAATTGTCCTAATAAATCAACCAATTTATTTCCCTTAACCATTGGTTCTAAATCTTTACTACCAGCATTTATCTTACCATTATCAGTTGTTAGATTTATATTTCTACCATTTGTTTTTATGTTAATATCACCACCAACAACAGCTTCAATACCCAATTTATTATCAATTGACATTCCACCATCCGAAATAAATCCATAATTCTTTTTTGAAAAGAACATCATTTCTGCATTCTTAGATGATAATATAATTCTTCCAGAATTTATTAATATTTGGTCTCCAACTAATTTAGATGGAAAATTTTTAAATGCTACTGGATTTTGGCTAAAATCGGTATTACCTTTATCATCGTTTGTTCCAGGTGAAAATTGTAATTCGTATTTATCCGAAGTTAATGCTATTATACTACCATCTCTATTTACATCTTCTTCTACACTAACACTTACTTCTTTTTTTCTAGATGAATAACTTTCCGAATTTCTTATTATGATTACTGGTGAGAATTCATTTTTTACATTATTGTATCCAGAAAATCTTATCGATTGCCCAAATCTAGATTCAATTAAAGAATCTCCCTCATATAATTTAAGTTTGTGTATTCCGATTTCAGAATTAAAATATTTTCCAAATCCATCATATTTTTTAGAACTATCTTTATTTGTTTTTGTTATACCTGTATTTTCTACTTTTGAATAACTATCATTTTTGTTTTCAACTCCATCTGATTTAGAGGAGTAATTTTTCTTAATATATTCAGGATCTGCATTTACATTTGGTGATAATTCTGCACCAATTCTTCGATACATTATAAGTCCGTTTTCACCAGGCAATATTTCAACAGATTCATTTCTAACAGGTAAATTTTTAAAGTTTTTGTCCGAAGGATATGCAATTGGTAATTTTTCTTCGCTATCCGCCGTTTTTCCAGTATATCTAAATTCAATTGCCCCTATTTCTGCTGTTGTTTTTTCTCCATTTTTTATCAATGGATGTGTTTCATCTAAAATAACAGAATAAACTATACCGTTACCATTTGATGATTTTTCCTTACCCATTTGGGTAAACGAATTTGCTACAATTGATGCATTTTGCAGTGCCATATTATTTCATTTTCTTTTTTAGTTCTTCCATTTCAAATTCCAAATCATCTACCCTTTCAACTTCTTCCTTAGTATTTTCTAAATCTCTAAGTAATTGTTCTTTCTCAAATGGTGATAGGAATCCTTCTTGGCCTTCAGTCTTTTTATCAGCTGCTACAATCTTAGTTGCAATAGCTGCTAACTTAACCAAATGGTCATCGTTTCTAATTGAACTATC